GCCCATGTGGGGACCTCGGCAGGGACTTGTTCCGGCTCCGCCTCCGCCATCTTCGCCTCAACCTCCGCACGCGTTGGAATGGTCGAATCGTCCAGCCATTCGATGGCGTCGTAAGACCCACCGCGAATTGTCCACCGTGCGCCAGGGCGCAGCGCGGCCAATGCAGATTCAATGGTCACGGTGTTACCTCCTCGACGATTAGGACCGCTGGGTCGGTCGTGCTGTAATAGACCGTCAATCCGGCTCCAAGGGCCAAGAATCTGAAAGTGTTTGCGCCGTTCTGCCCGCCGCGAATGGACACGGTTTGGGTTCCGCTGAAGCTGTCCACGTACCAGACAAAACATTGCCGTTGGTGGGTGTTCGCTGCCGAAACGATATGCTGACCAGCGGCGACAGCGTTGGCTCCGGATCCAACAAAAGCGGCGAACGTGACCGTTGTCGGTATGCTGTTGGCCGTGAACCAGCCGTCGAACGTGATCTTCAGTTTGTTGGACGCGCTCGTTGGGGTGACAGAAACAGACATCAACTCAGCGCCCTCGGTGTTCTGCGGGATCGTGTCGTCGACTGGAATCGACACCGTGGACGCTACGACGGTCGTTGATGTGGCTGCCCAAAAGCCGGCAACCTTTCCCGCGGATGCCGTGGCCGGAACCCACGCCGTCCCGTTCCATTGGGCGATCTGTCCAGTCGTCGCCCCGCTCTGCGTGAGGTTGGAAAGCGTGTGGGTGTGCGCGGCAGGCGTGAACGTCGCGGGAATGTCCTCGATGTCTTCAAGGTAACTGATGACGGCCGGCACCCACTCTGTTCCATCCCACTTGTAATAGTTCCCAGTCGCGGCCCCATTTTGCGCCAGCGTCGTCGCGTTGCTGCCTGCGGACGCCGTGACAGGCCCAGTTAACGCTGCGCGTCGCAACTGCCCGCCGTGAAACTCTAGCCCGCCGTCGACGCTGATTTCCTGAACATCGCCAGCGGTCCCGGTGTGGCGGCCTAGGAGTTTGGTTGCGCCAACCTCGAAGAGTTTTCCGGCCGTGATTGCGCGCCCGTCTACGGTCCAGACGGTGCCGCTACCGCTGACGGTTACGTCGCCCTTGTCGCCGTCTGTGATGCCACCGCCGTCCCCGGTGTTGACCTGACCCACCACCTTCTCCGTCTGAATGGAGATTGCCGCGCCTGAGTAGGTCGTGCTCGTCGTGCTATCAACAACGGTCAGTGTGATGTCGTAGATCATGGGCTGACGGGAGCGCGGTTGACGATGACGCGGAATGTGTCCGTGTGGAATGGGCCGTTTGCCCCGGCGGTAACGCTGAAGTTTTCGTAATACGTGCCCACGGCGAAATCGTCGGTTGCCGTGCTTGGAACCGTCATCACGATGGTTCCGTTTCCGTCGTCGTCCAGCGAAACGGAGCCTGCGGAATAGGTGTGAATTAGCGCGCCTGTCTGCGTCCGGATTGCGCCTTGGGCGGTTGCGCCGGCCCAGCTCACGGCGGTAGACGCGGGCAGGTAGATGCGCACGACGTGCTGCTCCCCGATGTTTACGAAGTGCTTCGTTCCGGACAACTCGCGGCCCTCGAAGGTGGTGATGGGCTGGCTCATTTCTGGATGATTTGAGTGTTACCAGTGCGGCCCTGAAACTGGCGACCCATCTGGTTGACGCCGGTGCTTCCAAGCCCAGCGATGAATCCGGCAACGGCATGCATAACGGACCACCCGGCGAGAGCGGGGACGATGATCGCGCCAGCGACAGCTACAAGCGTCGGGATCAGATAGTCCGGGAAATGCCGCCACGTTTTGGCGAGTCCACCTAGCCCGAGGCATGCGGCGGTCGCGGTTGGAATGGCTTGGTCAAGTGTCATGCTACAGGCCCTCCAACGCCAGGATCGCCGGCAATGGTGTCAGCCGGCCACATGCGCGGAATCTTGATTGTCGGCGGAAGAGTCCCCGGAGGAGGCGGAATGGGCGGCGGTCGTTGGATGCGGATACGCTTCCCGAGGCTGTCGGCGCGAGTCGCCTGCGACAGCGTGAGAGCGACGCCTCGGCACGTCATTTCACCAAACGCGCAAAGCTCTTCCCACTCTACGTCCGTCAATGCTGTCAAGTTACTACTCATGGTTATTGGGGCCAGCCTTCGACGTTTTGTTTACCGCTCTTCCTCTGCAATTCCCGGATCATCACCCGATGCTCTCGAAGCTCCGCGCTGTGCTCGTGCAACACCTCGCGATCCTTTCCCATGTCCTCCCTAAGCGCCTTCACCTCGTAGCTGATGGTGTCGAACTTGCTCAGCGCGGTATCCGCTTTCCCGTCCAGTCGGACAATGAACACGAGGGCGGAAACCAGCGCCAGCACGCTGACGCCTGAAAGTGTAAGACGGAACCCGTCGGATCGAATCATTGTGCCCATGGTTACCTGTAGATTGCAGTTGGAACTACGGTGATTCTATTGGTTCCGCCAACCTGATGCACCTCCCACATTGCGCGCACGTAGTTGGTGGAGCCAGTGCCGCCGGCAACGGTAAATGTTGACCCGGTCGGCGAGTACGCAAGGGATGGCAATGTGACGGTGCGGGTCGACGTGTCCGGGTAGATGTCTAATGAGCCGCGCTGGCCGGGACTTGGGTTCGTCCATGCAAGTGTCGTGTCTCCCGTCAACGCCACACGATGCCTAACGGGAATTTCAGACGAGTTCGGGATTGTAGTTGTTGCCCCGTAAGTAAGATCCCTAGCTGCACTACTGAATGCATCAAGAAAATGAGACATACCAGATGCAGGCGTAATGAGATTCTGTGATACAAGCGTCGTTAAAGTCACAGTTGAACCACCAGAACCGTTATTATTGATGGCGCGGAAGAAACTAGTCGGATTGCTTCCTAGCTTACTAGCTACATGCACGACATTGTTACCCACAATGCACATACCAGCGCCACTCGACCCACTGGTATAGTTGGCATACACCATCTCGGCACCAACGGTAGAGGCTAATTCGTCAGGAATAAACTGATTACCGTTGACATGCAATGAAGCGATGTTTTCGAGGATAACTGCACGGCCATCATACCCGCCAATCGTGTTACCATTGATACGGACGGTAGCGCCAGCGGTTGAACCACTCAAGGTTACACGGATGTGTTCGGTGCCACCAACGCCAGAACCTGGTGTCAGGATCCGCATTGGCATCGTGTTATTGAGGATTTCGTGGCGGCTGGACGTGGAGGATGCGCTGATGACGATGGTCGAGCCTTCGCCGTTCACGAATCGGTTACCCTCGATCAGGTTGGTAAGCCCGCGACTTGCAAGCACGCCAACGTGGTTTCGGCCTAGGCCGGAATATAGACCTCGAAGCCAACCAGAAATCACGTTGTTACGGACTCGCAGGACTAACGTGTCAAAGCTCGCCCCGTCTCCATAGATCGCGCCGCCATCGGTGCCGGTGATGGTGTTGCCTTCTATGGTTACATCGTCCGTGTTTCCGTATGATCCCCATTGTAGGTGAATGCCAACCCCTCGCGGGGTTGCGCCACCAACGGAGTCAATGACGTTCGTGATGGTGTTGCCGCGCACCGAGACGAGCCCGCAGTTTGCTAGGCCGATGGCCTTGGCGCGAGAGTTGGCGATGGTGTTGCCTTCGACGGCTATGTCGTGCGCATGCTGGATGATGATTCCGCCGCTATACACAGAGTTGTGCGTCGTTGCGGTTCCAGCGTTCGGCCCAATCTGGACGGCTCCCAGTTGGTTCGCGCCGTCAATGACATTGCCGTAAATACGGATGCGCCTAAGTTCGCGGCTGGTCGCAGCTTCAAGCACGCCGATGTACATGCCATTCGCGCCAACCGGCTTGATTAGATTGCCGGTAATCAGCACGTCGGAAATGGTGGTGTTTGTCGTCGAACTTTCGGAACCAAGGCGAATGCCCGACGGAATGTTGGTGGCGTTTGGCGCATACGGTCTCAGGATGTTGTGCGCGACGAGAAAATTGGTGCTAACCTGGCCGGCAGAGAATTGCGTGAACGCGATGCAATCGTCCGTGGATTCAATGTCGCACCCAATGACGGATACATTGCGGCTATTGCCGATGTGGATCCCGTCCGCGTTCGCGCCCCAGCGACTCGGGAGCGTGTCATTGTTGCCGTGCGTCTGATTGATGTGCAGGTCGCGGATATACGCGTTGTCGGAATTGCGAACGTAGAGCGCGAAGCTGCCGAATGCCTCAAGCCGGATGCCGCGAACCGTGACGTTGGTAGCGTTATCAATCCAGATGCCAACTTGCTTGCCGTAGTTGTTGGTTGAAGCCGTGGTCTGGTTGGTGGCGTTGCCGTGGATCGTGCCCGTGCCGATGATGGAGAAATTGTTGTAGGTGCCCGAGTCTGCGAAATGAAAAAGGGATGGGTGTGTCGTGTTCCACGTCGCGGTTGCCGGAACTTGGATTGTGCCGTGCAACTCCAAAGTGAGGTTTGTCACGGCGGCATTCGGCCGAATGCTGTTCGGCCCAACGTAGACGGTTGACCCGCTGTTCGGCAAAACTAGATGCCCACCAGAAGCCGCCCACGTAATCGCGCCCTGAATGCGTGCCGCGTTGTTGCTTGCTTCGGAAGTGCTGCCGGACCTGACGCCGAATTGAAACAGGGACACAGGTCTATCAAGTAGGACCCAGGACCCGGTTCCGTTGCTGATTCTGCCGCCGTACGCGTTTGTCGAAGCGGTGGAGTTGACCCAGTAGTAAACGCCGCCGCCTCCGTCTCCGGCAGACGTATAGCCAAGAGTGCGGACAGATTTCGACGTTCGGCCGGACATGGCCAGCATGTCAGCAACCGTTGAAACTGATTCGACAGCGTCGGAAAATTCGGTTGAACCGTCGTCTTCGTCCGTCAGCTTCAAAACTTGGCCAACGGTTGCGGTTCCTGCGTACACGGCTGGGCTTATCACGTGCAGGTTGGTGATTGCGCGGATTGTCGTGTCTCCGCCGTCGAGGTACGCGGATGCGACGCCGTATAGATTGAGGGTGCTTGAATCCAGCGTTAGAGTGGCGATGTCCTCAAACTCCACGTCATTCGTCAGGTTGCCTTCAAACGTCAGCTTGTTCGTGATCGTGATCTCATGGTTCAGGCTGATGTTTGTCCCGCTCGTGACAAAGGCGTTAGTGGAGAACCGGAACGCGTTCGTGGTGCCGACTTGATTGGTGTAGATGACGGCCCAGAGCGTGGCGAAGTTGGTGTTGACCTTGTTGAACGCCGTCCGCGCTGAGTCGCCGGTGCCGTCGTTCGCGGTCGCTCCGACGTTGACGATGCTGCGCGTCTGGCCAAGCAGCGCCAGCGGGAGGAGGAAGAGGAGGAGGAAACGCATAGTGAAAAGGCCGGTCCACTTTCGCAGACCGGCCCGTGACCCATGAACAAGTGACCCGTGGCCGGAGAAGGTGGGTTAGAACAAGAGGCGAATGCCGACGGTGATCGCGGTCTGATCCCCGGTCGTTGAGCTCATTGCGATGTTGGCGCGCACGTAGCGCTTCACGTCCGATGGCAAGCGCCAGTTGCGCGTGGTGGCGGCGGTCGCATTGGACGCGCCGGTCAGGACCAAGGTGGCGCACTGCTCGACCGCGGCGAAGGCCGAGTTGTCATCGCTGTCCTGGATCGTGATCGTGATCGTCTGGCCGGTCGCCGTGGTCGTGGCGGGCACGGCAATCTGAAGCTCGAAGTGCTCCGGCAGCGCGTCTGGAACAACCTGCTTCAAGTCGAACGCCGTCGAAGCGGCGGTGGTGTTCTGGGCGGGCAGCGCACGGCTGACGTCCAGCAAAAGGTCGCGGAGAGTTTTTGGCATATCGTTGGCGAGTTGTCCGAATTAGGCGTTGGTGGCGTCGGTGTCGGGAATGAACTGCGATTCGATAATGGGGATGCCCTGGAACTGCGTAGGCCACGGGGCCACGTTCTCGAACGTCCCGTTCGGCTTCCCGACCGGGCCAGAGTTCAGCACGATGGTGCGCGAGACCTGAAGCTGGCGGATGGACCGGCTGGATGCGAAGAACGCGTCCGGCTTGTGGCGAGGCGGGAACTTGGACCAAAGCTCCGCGAGCAGCGCGTCAGTGAGGCCCTTACCGGATTCCGCGGTGAGGTTGTAGATACGGCCGATGTCCTTGATCGAGCCGATCTGAAGGCCAACCCATCCAGTCAGTGCAGCAACGCGACCGTCGACTTGACCAGAACCGGAAGCCGGGGCGAAGAACTCATCCCGGAACGGGGACATGGCCAGCGTGGTGTTGCCGCCGAAAACCAAGTGGACGTGCTTGAGTCCCAGCTTCGCGGCGTAGACCGAGGACATGGTGCCGGAAGAGGTGCCGGCAGCGTTGACGACCTGCGTCGAAGTGCCAGCGGTCGCCGTGTGCGGCGTCATCGCTTGCAGGCCAACGAAGCCCTTGGCGTCGGCGCTGACGCCGCGGAAGAACTGAGTGGCGACACGCTCCAAAGCGTCCTGATACGCGGCTTCGGCGTGATCCATCTCGATGTCCGCCAGCGCGCCGCCGGTCTGCATCGCAATGGCCTTGTCGACCGTGATCGCAGAACCCAGAACATAGAGTCCGGTTTCGCGAAGCTCGAAGGTGGAGCCGCTGGAAACCACGCCGCCGTTCACGTCGCGGAACGCCGTGGTGGGGCGACCCGTGCGAACGAGCGTCTTGTAGTTGTAGCCCTGGATGACGCGGCTCGGGATGACTTGCATCTCCGGAGCCTCGCGAAGCACTTCGTCAATGATTCCAACTTCGGCAGAGCCGTTGTGGATCTTGGCGAGATCGAGAATGGAGTAGGACATGATTGGTTGTCGGTTTGCGGTTGGTTACGTTGTTACCGGCGAGCCTGCCCAGTGACGCCCATTCCGCGGGCGTGATACCACTTGGCCAGCGCAGTCCCGGAAAGGTTGGCGGGCGGAGTCTCGGACTTAGGGCCGGCACTGTCGGAAGCGAACGAGGCGGGAGCGTGTCCAACGCCAGCGAGGACAGCGGCGGCTTGCGCGCTCGGGCTGGCCTTCAGCTTGTCGGCATCGGCCTTGGCTTCGGCGGCGGCAGCTTCGGCAGTAGCCTTGGCGGTCAGCGCGGCGGAGGCGTCGGTCTTGGCCTGATTGAGATCGGTGGTGATCGCGGCCAGCGAAGCGTTCAGCGTGTCGCGCTCAGTCGTCAGCGCGGACACCTTGGAGGCGAGAGAGTCGCGCTCAGAGGTAAGCGCGGAAATGTTCGCGGCGTGCTTCTCCGCGGTTTGCAGCCACGCCTCCAACCGCCCGAAGAGCGTGGTAGCAGAGGCCATGAATGTTGGAAGGTTCATCCAACATGTGGCCAAACTAGGACCCGCTAAGTCATTTTAAGGCTGCTGGCGTGCGTTTGGTGTGGGTTCTGGTGATTTTGTCCGGCAAGCCAAGCTTTGCCTTCATGTCGACCGAAAACCTACTTACGGAGCGAACGTCAAAACCTGTTATGTCCGCGATGTGGGAAAGGGATAGGATGCGCTCGTGGCCTGGGATCCGAAGCAGGTATAGCGCGACCAAGATCCTCGCCCTCGCATGGTCAGCGCACCGGATTGTCGACTTCCCCCGCGGCATCAGAACCGTCTGCATGGCCAGCGTCAGGACCCCCCGCATGAACGCCTCCTTCTCGTTGCTTCTTGGGTCGTCCTCGCTTGGGCCGCTCACCGCTGCCTCGATCGCTTCCCAGTCCGGTTCCGTCGTTGGTTCTTGCATGTTTGGATTCCTTGAACTCTTCGCTGCATAACGCGAGGGATGCGCCTACAGCGTCCCAAATTTTCCGTATCTCTGCCCTGACTTCGTGAAGGTCTTTGCCGACTATACGCGGCGGGTCTTGTGACTCTGACGTGGTGCGGATGCTGGCCAGCCTGGAGGCGATGCGACCGAATGCGGCGACAACGGAGTCGCGGCGAATGAGGACGCCCTCCTTGGCGTCGTTGGCGATGCGGAGCTTTCGGACTTCCTCCGCCAGCTTGCGGTCCTTCATCGCCCCGCCGACTGCGCGGCTGCCGTACGCTTCGAGCGCTGACTTGGCTTGGTCGAGCGTGTACGCCTTGTGACCTCCGGGGATCGTGCCGGCCGGGGTGACGTTGACCAACGCCTTGCGGAGCGCACCCTTACCGACGCCCAGCTTCTCCGTCAGGTATTGCAGTCCGAAGATGGCGTTACCGTTAACATCGGTGGTTTGATTCATTTTTGGGCCTCATGGAGAGAGGTCGAGGTGGCGCGGTTACCTGTTTCCTGTGATTTGCAAGAGATTCCTTTGAAAATTGTCCCATTGCAAATGCATGGTGACATTGCAAATGCAATGCAAACGCACGACCACATTGCAAATGCACGATCGCACGGTCCCGCATGATTGCAGCGTCTCGCCACATTGATCTTGACTAACTCACACGCAAACCCCTTGTGAATCCCCGCACCGAATGTTGCTGTCATTCCATTGCCTTCATCTTTCGGCTTGCATCCTCCTGTTGCCTCTCAACGTCATCCAAAGCCGTCTGCGCTTCTTCCAGTGCGGTTTTGAGTGCATTACGCGCTTTCAACGCCGCCCAATACGCAACGTCGAGCATGCGTTTCACCTTCTCCATTTGTTCGTAGGTTTTGACCTCGTTAGCGTTTGTTCCGGCCTCATTAATCACCTCGCGCAACTGCTTCTCCCCGTCGTCGTCGATGTGCCACTTCAACTCCCGCAGCCTGTCCACGATTTGATCGATGTTCATTCGCTCCTCCTTCCAGCCTTCCAGGCCTCATACGCCATTTCCCGTAGCCACGCGGTGTCCACGTTTCGAGCCGTTGCCCAGTCCCTCCACCATTGCCCGAACTCCTGGCGCTCGTTGACGGCCTTTTGCACGGCTTCGTTGGCCTTGGCCTCATCGCTCCATATTGCTGCTTGGCTCATTCTGGTCTCTCTTTCTCAATGTACGTTGTCAGGTTTGGAATCAAAACAGACGGTTTCCCTCCAGGTCCGTGAACTTTGGATTGGCTGATAAACTTCCTTCTCGCCCGCTTGAACCATAGCGGAATGGTGTGCTCGTCGCCTGTCCATCTGGCTTTCTGTTGAAAGCAAAACGAGTCTGGCGTTTCAACGTCTTCTTGGGCTGATAGCTCTCCAGTCTCACGCTTCTTTTCCTTGGCCTTGTTTCGCCACACGGAAAGCACGTTGTCGGCTCCGTTGGTAATGTCTCCGGAGCCTGAAATGTCCATCTTCCCGGCTGGGACCGTTTCGTCCTTCTGCTTCCGAGGATGGCAAACAAGGTGAATGTGAATCTGATTCTCTTCCGCAAACGACTTCAGCTCATTCACCACGCTGCGCTGGGCGTCGTAATCATCCACGCCAACATCCAGCTTCATAAGGCTATCCACAACCACCATTCGCACGCCGTACCGAGCAACGCAGTAGGCCATGAGTTCTGTCAGCTTCGTCCGCTGCATGGTTCCAAGGACGTTGAAGATCCACACACGGCCAACCAGTGATTGCAGGACAG